ACTTGTCGATAATCGTCGTCACGTTAGTCGCCGTGTACTGCGTGGTCTGCGAGGACTCCGCAATCTTGGACGGGACTAGGACTCTGACTTGAACTGCCATAATGACCTCAGCTAAATACGAATCTGACGCGGCCGTTAAGTCCCGGCTGACCGTCGTTGCCGCCGAATATCGGATCGCCGCCGTCGCCGCCACCACCCGCTGTCAAGTTTGCGACACCGAGGACACTTGCCGCGCCTGCCTGCTCTTGCACCGCACCGCCGTTACCATCGGTATTGGTCGTAGCGCCGCCCGAAGCCGTGCCACCCGCGCCTTGGTTGCCGCCGTTGATACCGAACGCACCGCCACCGCCTGCGCCTCCGGTACTAATCATTGCGGCAATAGTAAACGTGCCAGAAGAAACCGTCGATGTTCCGCCCGCATAGCCCGTGGCATTGCCTGCAACGCCATTAGCGCCTCCATCGCCGACCGCCCAAACCAAGGTCTTGTTGGTGTCTGCGCCGACCACAGCGACTACGGTTTTGGTATACGCGCCCGACCCACCGCCCCCGCCGGGGTTCGACTGGGTTTCGATGCCGCCGCCGTCTAAAAAGATGATGCTTTCGATGCCCCACCCGCCACCGCCTCCGCCGCCCCATGCCTCGATGGTCAGCGTCGTAAAGCTAAGTGCCGTGATGTCGGGGAACACCAGCGTTCCCGACCCCTGGGAATAGTCGTAGACGCCCGCCCCGGTGCCTCCGGTCGTGCCTGCAATCGCGGCTGCGAGCGTAGCGCCACCCATTAGGTCAGCCCCGCCCCAGAAATCAACCACGAGGTCGTCGCAATCTTGACGCAGGTCGCAATGCCGTTCTGCGCGAGCGTGCGGGTGCCGGTCGTGGTGCTATTGGCAAGCGTCAGCGTGTCGGTCGTAATGGCAATTGAGAGCGCCGATGAGTTGATGTTGACGATGATAAATACCGTGCCGACGGGAAACGCGACCGTGCCGTTAGCCGGAATCGTCAGCGTCTTGCTGGTGCCGTTCATCAGAATCGACTTGCCGCGATCCGACAGCGCAAGCGTGTAGTTGTCGGTATGCGAGTTCTGCGGGGCGTCTCGATAGCCGACAGCGTGGTTGACGTTCGGCGTAGCGTTATCGGGAATCAGCGGCGTGCCGGTAAAGGTCGGCGAGGCAATCGGCGCGTAGGTTGCTGCGGCTACCGTCGTTGTTAGCCCGTTGGTAATGCCGTAGCCCGCAAGCGTGGTCGGCGTGCCCGTAATGTTCGCCCACGGAATGTCCCCCGTGGCAAAGTCGTTGATGCCCGGAATGTTGTCGTAGGAGCGAATGAGAACGTCGTTGGCGTCCGCCACATCGAAGCGGTACGTCTGGGCTTCATCTAGCCAAATCTCCTCTGCGGGGCGCCCTGCGGAGTCTAGAATGATCGGAAACGAGTTCTGGCTGACGCCCGAGGCGGACGTATACGTCACCGCCGGGTTTGTCGTGCCTGCGGCGTAGGTGTAGATTTTGCCGCCCGAGAGGATGTCCCCGTTGTTGTCGAGGAACTGCGCTCCGGCGCCTGCGAGCGATGAAAGGTAAACAGTCATACGTACACCTGCATAACGGTCAAGATGATGGAGGGAATTGCCGGAACTGGCGCCGAAGCGGCAAACTGCTGTAACTGCACGCTCAAGTCGTCAACGGAAAAGTAAAGTTGGAAGTAATCGCCATTAGACAACGGCAAGAAAAAGTTAGCCGCTGAGAAGATTTCGGCGTTGTTGCCTTGAATCTGAATCAACGAACCCGCGTTGGCGACCGCCGTGCCATTGATGGCGGGCCAAATGAAAAGTTTGCCTGTGCCGCCCGAAGTCTTATCCACTTGAATCGAAAACTGTACGTTGTAAATCGCAGGGCGAGTCACTTTGATCTTGCTGCTATCGGCGGGGTCGCGGTACACGCCATACGCAGGATCAGCATTGTTATACGTGATGGCCGTTGCGGTATTGATTACCGTCGCCGTTTGCGTTTGCGTTGAGAAAAACGATCCGTAGTTAATAAGACCCGGCTCAAATCGAGGCGGTCCTTTTTGAAGATCGTCAATTTGCCTTTGCAACACCGCTACTTCATCTTCTACGACCGAAGAGAGCGGTGAACCAACTTCAAGGTCGGCGATGCTGGTAGCCGTGGTCCCGCTGCCCGTCAACGTGAATTGGTTGTTAAGGAACCGAAACCACTCACGCGAAATAAGACCCGTCCGTTCGTCGATGAACGGGACGCGAGGGGCGGGGATGTTGGTAATGTTTGCCATTACGCGGTCGTCCCGCTCAGTTCCAATTCGGCACCCATGATGGCTACTTTGACAGGATCGGTGCCGCTGATTTCATACACCCGGTCGCGGATTTTGGTGGTCATGCCGAGCCGTCGGAAGAGCGCCCGATAGCCGTATTGCCCGATGCGGCCCATGCCCGTCGTGCGCTCGCTCGTCCACGTATGCCCGCCATCGTCCGACCAGCGCAGCATCATGCGCGGTTCGGCGCCGACGACCGTTTGCCGCTCCACAAGAATGTAGTCGCCCGTGTTGCTGCCAATCGGCAGGTACGATGCGCCGTTGGCCGTATCAATGGCATCCACGACCGTAAAGGCTGTGCCGCTGCTATCAAGGACTGTGGCGGTGACGGTATACGAATCGGCGCTCGACGACAGCACTGTCCACGGCGGGCCGGCAATGACTTCGCCGCCTTGTTCGGTCATCAAAAAATCGCCGTTTTCGGTCAGAAGCAACACCGTCTCGTAGACGCTGTAGCCTTCAAGGCCGACGCCGGTTTCAAGGTCGATTTGCAACGAGTGATGGGCCGTGCGCTTGAGGTTGTTCGCGCCAGTCGGCAGCGCTCGCCACGTCCGCAGCCATTTCTGTACCGCGCCATCGTCGGCGTATACGTCAAGGCTAAAAATATATACCTTGCCGTTTTCGTAATCGCCGACGTGCGGGTCGCCGTTAAAGCGAGCGTGGTTGTTGCCACGGTGACGCTTGAAGTCGCCAAGCCGAAAGCCTGCGCGTTCATGCCATGCGCCGGTCGCGGCGTCATACACCCAGGTCGTATCCGCACCCGTAAAGTTCAGCACGTAGAACGTGTGGCCGTCCTGCTGATAGGTGTACCCCGTCGCGTCCGAAAGATCAGCGTATTGTTGGATGGCAAACTCGACCGCGTGCGTCGAGATACGCACAGCTTGGTAGCCTTGCGCCCGGTACACGATGCCTTGGCCGCGAGCGTCGGCGCCGAGCCAAAAAACGCTGTTGTCCATTTTGGCAACGGAGTACGGCGCAATGCAGCCGATTTCGTTGTACGCGCCTTGGATGCGGGTCAGCGGAAAGTCTGCCTCGCCTGCGTTGTACCAAACCTCAACGCTGTTGGTGCCGAACAACCACGCTTCGCGGTGGTCGATGATGAGCGACACAAGCCCATCGGGGGAGCCTTCGGCAGAGGCAAAGTCAAGCGGGTCAATGGACGTGCCATCAAGCAGTGCGGTGACCCATACGCGCTGACTGTCGGGTTCGTTGAAAACGAAATAACCGTCCAAATAGCCAACCGTGACCGCGCCCGGAAAGTCGGGGTCGGTGATCTGCGCAAAGCCTAATGTATCTACATTGTAGATATACGAGTCGGGATTGCAGGCAATGAAAATCTGCGTGCCGTTGTCGGCCATCGACACCGGGCCGGTGCCTGTCACATCGCCGATCTTGGTCGCGGTGTAGCCCGTGGTGACGCGGTAAAACTCTAGGCCGCTCACGACATAGAGGAAATTGCCAAGGTTGTAGAGGCCACGAATCGGGCCGGTGCCGACTGTAACGACACGCGTTAAACCGGGGCAGCGTTGCAGGTACGCCGGCTCCTTGCCGCCCTCGGGAATGACCTCGGGGTACAAGTTAATCATCCGATTGTCGGCAGCGTTGATGCTACGTATGACGTAGCTGCTACCCAGAATCGGGGACTTCACTTAGAAATTCCCTGTGTAGATATTAAAGCGCGGCCTGTTGACCATCAGCGCCGACGGCATCGCCATCACATCGCCGGGGAAGTTGATGCGCTTGAGATCGCGCTTGCTGTACATCGCAATCCGGCGCACTTGCTGCGACGGCTCCACGCCAAACTCCGGCGCGAGTTCGCACGCAAGGTTGTAGCGGAACGCCCGCAGGTAACCTGGCGGGAAAGCCAATACGGTATCAAGCGCAGCGGGCTGCGTCAGCGGCGACACCGAAACAAAGTGGAACTCTAAGACACGCGAGGGCACCGGGTAGAGATAAATCTCGATGTTCGGGTGCGTGGCGTTGTACCAGAGGGTTTGCGGGTACGTGGACGTTACGGTCTTGACCGCAATGTTGTTGTACTGCTCTTGGTTAATCATCTTGATGCCATACGACACGTTGGTCGAGGCATCGCGGAAAAAGGTGGCGTCGTCCAACTTGACGGGACGCGAACCATATCTTCCTGCGCCTCAAGCCAAGAAATAGCGACTTTCGTGCCATGCTTGGGGTGTTGCAAGTAGATATTTGGCATAGTTACGGCAGCAACCCGTAAGCCTGCAACCGCGACTCAAGCTGACCCACGCGGTCCTGCAAGTTCTTGATGACAGACAGCACCGTGTTGCCTTCGTCCTTAGAGACAAAGCCGAACGGAGTGGTCTGCGTCAAGTCTTGGATTGCGTAGTCCGGCGTGACCGGCGCAGTAAACGTAATCGTCGTCAACTGAGCGGTAAGCGCCGCGCCTTCGGCAACGGGCGTCGTTCCGAAGAAGCCTACGGTGCCGCCTGCTGCGCCAATTACCGCACCGTCAAGTTCCGGGTCGGAAAAGGCAACGCCAATCGCCTTTGAATTAGGCATATCAATACCCCTTTAGGTAGTGCCCCCGACAGATTGCTCTGCCGGGGGCGTTGCCATTACGAGATGCGGTAGTAAGTCCAGGTGCCCACACCCGTCTTGCGAACCT